GGTAGCACTGCTCGTAGAGGTCGCGCCACTGCTCCTTACGCGACCAGGCGGCGTCGTATCGCTTCTTCAGTTGTTCAGGTGTCATCATCGCGGCGGCCCGAGGGTCGTCTGGAGCCCGGTAGCGGGATCGACGTCGGGAACGCCAAGGGATGAACCGCTAAGAAGCGGCCTTCTGCGGCGGCGGCGTGCGGTGGCGGCGCGTTGCGCGGCGCTGATGCCGGTGGCCGGGGCCCTCGACGGCGCGGGCGAGGGCGTGGGCGGCGGTGCCGGCCTGGAAAAGAAGCCGCCCATCAGGCCGTCCGTCCGGCCTGCTCACGGGAAAAGGAGGGGCCCAAGGTGGTCTGCGTGGGAACGCCAAGGAAGGCATCCTCGCGGGAACCCAAAAGTAACCGCCGTCCTGCCGAACGGCGGGCCCGCTTCCTCGCCGCGATTTCCTCCGAAGAACGACGTTCGCGGGCTTCCAGCCGCTCGTCCTGTTCGCGCTGGCGGCGCAGAAGTTCTGGGTCAGGCCCTGGAGGGGGCGGTGGCGCTTTCGGCGCCGAGAAGAGGCCGGCCATCATCAATCCTTGCATACATGAAAAAATCCTCACCGTCGGGGCCGAACGAGCGCAAACGGCCTTCCCGCTTAAAGTAAAGTCTTTCGATCCATTTAACAGCCAGACGATTACCTGAATGAACCGTGACCTGAAGGCGAAACAGGCATAACTCCGACATAAAGAGCCTGAACATTTCCTTCGTCACGCGGTGGAATGGGCGTGCGATTCGCGGCAGGCCCTCATCCGTCACCAGCCAGCATTCGCCGACGCCCCTCCATAGCGGTATGCATCCGAAGACGGCCAGCGGCTTGCCGTGAAGGACGGCGCAGTAGGCCGGACCCATGCGGGAATAACCGTCGAGGATGGACGGGAAATTATCGACGTGATCGAAGAACACCTTGTCCGTCGCCCGCGGCGTCATCATGCTGACGAGGGCCGGGTGGAATTCGACCAGCTTGGGATCCGTCAGCCCAAATCGGGCATTGAGGCCCTGGACGTCATTCAGAGGCGAAGACATCGAAATCGTGCTTGGCCACCGGCGTTCGCGTCCAGTGGACGGGCCGCTTGGTCATCCGCTTGTGTTCGCCGCCGCCCAGCACGAGATAGCCGTAGGCGTCGCCGACGTGGCTATGTTCGTTCTTGTTGGGCACGTCCTTGAACCGCTCCTGGCCGGCGCCCATCGAAATCCGCTTGAAGTGGTATCCGCCGGCGAGGGACTTGCGGGTGCGCCCGCACCTCTTGTCGACGAGGAGTCCGGGACGCTTGTCGATGTAGCGGATCATCGGCGCCGCCATCGCCTCGCGGCGCGTCTTCCAATCATTGGTGTTCGTCGGCCTCGCCATCAGGCCCAGGGTCTTCAGGTGATCGAAGGCCGTCACCTCGTAGATCTGATCGCGTTGCTGACCAGCCGGGTCGCCCCATATCATCACCTCGGCCTTCGGGTAGAGGGTCTCCAATTCCGTCTTCAGGAGGTTGCCGAACCGCTCGAGGCCCATGTCGAACGTCACCAATTCGTGGATGATGCGCCATTGGCCGGAAACGTGCCGCTGGCCGAACACGGCCGCCGGCGTCAACCCGAAATCGACGCCGATCTGCAACGGCAGCGCAGGGTCGTACTCGAGGCCCTCGACGGTCATCGCCTCGTCATCAAATTCCGGGGTGATCGACCTCCCCTCCTGAACGTAGCCGTACTTGCCCTGGGCGTAGCACTTGATCCAATCCAGGGTCTTTCCGCCGACCAGTTGTTCGTAGTATCCCCCCGGCAGGTTGGACAGGTTCTCGGCGGTCGGGTTGACCATCCACCACCTGTTGGCCGAGAGGACGAAGCCGTTGGCCTCGGGTTCCTCTGGCAGTTCGGTCTTGGGGATCTCGAGGACGCCTGGCGGCTGGCGGTAGAACTTCCACGGGTACTTGCCCTTTGGCGCCTCGCCGCGCTCGGCAAGGCGAAACCACCAATGGTCGTCGTCCGGGAGGTTGCTGTCCATCCAGATGCCGCGCCACGTCGGGCCGCCGTCGGCCTTCGTCGGGAAGCGGCCAACCCTGTGCGTCAGGCCGTCGATGATGGCCTTTGGCAGTTCCCTGGCCTCGTTGATCCAGGCGCCGGTCAATTCGAGGGACAGCAGTTTCCTCACGTCCTTCGGCTGGTCGAGGGCCAGGAAGATCACCTCGACGTCGACGCCGGCGGCGCCCTCGCGGCTTGGCAGCTTGATGTGGTGGGTGATCGGCGGCGACCAGCGTGCCCTCCCCCAGATGTTCTCCGGGAACAATTCCATCCACGTCTTCAGGGTCGTCGTCCGAAGCATGGGGTAGGAATTCCGCACCACGGCGAAGCGGCTGTAACGGATGCCGTCGCGTGGCGATGGCTTCTGCTTGACGGCGCGGAGCATGATCTCGGCGGCGCAGGCGTAGGACTTGCCTGACCCCACCGGGCCGGCGATGCCGCGGACGAAACTGTCGTCGCGGAGGAACTCCCAGACCGTCGGGGCCTTGGAGAAGTCAAGATTAAGGTTGGCTGTTTCGTTCATGCAAGGCTTCCTGCGGCACCCAGAAGGCGGGCCTGTCTTTGGCTTTCTTGACCCCCCAGAACCGTTGTTGTTGACCTTCGCGGATCATGATCCAGCCGCGCACCATGTATTTCCCGTTCAGGCCCGTCAGCAGCCAGGCCCTGCGGTCGGGGGGATCCCTTGGATGGAGGACAAGATGACCGCTGGAATAGTGCGTCGTCCGCACCTCGTCATCGCCGACGTCCGGCGCGCCACGCTCCCCCCTGCCGGCATAGAAGCGGTTCAGATACTTGGCGAGGGCCATTTCGCCCATCGCTCCATCGACGTGGAACTGCCAATCCCTTTCCTCCGGCGCCCCATAATTGTTTTTCACCGGGGTTTTGCCGGTCAAGTTCTCGATGTGCCTCGTACAGCCGATGAGGGCCGCCTGAAGCATCTCGGAATCATTCAGCGTAATTCTCATCACGCTCCCGCTTCGGGTGCTTGGCTTTGCGGAAGTACTTCATCCGGTTCCTCAAGACCCGCAGCCTGAACCTTGGCCGCCGCAGGATCTTCGCCACCGGATTGCGCTTTCTCGCCATCACAACAGTCGACCACCGGCCGCTTGCACCTGGGGCAGGCGTAATGCCCGCCCATGGGGATCAACCTGGTCCATTCGCCGCACCAGGGGCAGTCACGGGGTTCCATCGCCCTTGACCTCCTCGTATGTGGTCGTCACCACTTCCGGGCCGACCATCTTGATGCCGACAACCGACGGCATATCGGGGCCGCTGTCGGGCGGCTCCAGCAGGCCGGCTGCCTTGGCAAGGATCCGAAGGACCGAGATCTTGTCGTGCATCTCGAGTTCCAGGGTCGGGTCGCCGTCCTTGTTGCGGGACACCTTGACCTTCTTGATCGCCGAGGCGACGTTGTCGGGGATGTCTGCCGACGGCCTCACCTTGACGTTGCCTTCGGCATCCCACTCGATCACGTCCGTCAACTTGGCGCTGGCCACGTCGAGGAGCGCCTGGGCGACGCCTTCCTTGTTCTGGTCGATGATGTCGCACCTCCCGCGAAGACGGCGCTCCAGGGCCCTGATGCCGCCGAACCTTCCTGTCGGATTGGGCGACCCGGCCATCAGAACGGGATCTCCCTGTCATCGGTCAACGGCGCCTGGGCATCCTCGGCCTTCCTCGCCGGCGGCTTTTCGGCCTCGAAGGGCGGCCACATGGTCACCCTGACCTCCAACTCGCCGCGGTCGTTAAGCTGCGGCACCGGAAGGGCCTCGAACGTCAGGTTGAAGCCGTCGCGTTCCTTCATGGGAAAGGCGACGCCGATCTTCGTCCACCAGGTCTTTCCGTCCTTCCCCCGCCTCGGGGTCTTCAAGTCGTATCGTTCAGCCATCGTCGATCTCCTTCTCCATCAGTTTCCTCAATTTCTCCGGCACCGGCACGGTCTTGCCGGACGCGGTGTCGAAAAACACGTTGACGCACAGGGCCTTCGCCGCGGGGCCGCCGCCTTCGGTCCACCCGTTGGAATTCTTGTAGACAACCTCATATTCGGTGGTCACAGACTTCTTGCCGACGGCGGTGATGCGGTGATCCACTTCGACCCATCCCGGATATTTCATCTCCTTGATAAAATCCGCCTCGATGTTGACGAGGACGTAATCCAACCCATCCGCACCGGCACGGCGGACGAACCTATCCAAGGCGGCAATCCGCGCCTCGGCCACATACTCCAGGATGCCGAGATGGTTGACGTGACCCTGGGCGTCCTGGTCATTGAATCGAATAGGGATGCGCTTCATCCTTCTCATCCTCCACGTCGACCTCACCGAGGCTCATGTAGCAATACGGACACCGCTCAAGATACGGGCCGTTCCAGTTGACCCTCTCGATGAGGCCGCTCCCCCTACAATCCGGGCAGGGAACGGTCGGCATCAGGCTACCTTCTCCCATCGAAACTTTTGTTGCCCATAAATAGGCTGCCATTCACGGCCAGGACGGTTGAGCCAGCCTTTTTCTGAACCTCCAG